AGTTGCTGCAACTGGTAACGTATCTGGTGGCAACATTACAACAGGTGGTGTAGTTGCTGCAACTGGTAACGTATCTGGTGGTAATTTAACTACAGCCGGAGCATTGTCAGTAACAGGTAATGCTAACGTTGGCAATATCGGTGGTAACAATGCTGTATTCACAACATTAACAGGTACGCTATCAACAGCAGCGCAACCAAACGTTACTTCACTAGGTACACTAACAAGTTTAGACGTTACAGGTAATGGTACATTTGGAAATGTCTATGCTAACAGTGGTACTATTGGCGCCCTAACACTCAAAGGTGAAGGTGGAAATATCAGTAATATTACTGGTGCTAATGTTTCTGGCACAGTAGCAAATGCAACTCATGCAAGCACAGCAAATACAGTAACAACAGCAGCACAACCAAACATCACTAGTGTTGGTACACTATCATCACTAGCAGTAACAGGTAATGCTAGCGCAGGTAATATATCAACAGGTGGCACATTAAGTGTAACAGGTAACGCTAACGTAGGTAATTTAGGTATAGCAGGTGTACTAACAGTTAGCGGTACAGGTGTCAGCACTTTTGCTGGCAACGTAGACATGACTGGCAATTACATTGTAGGTCTTGCTACTCCAATCAATGCAACTGACGCAGCAACTAAACAATACGTAGATAATGTTGCTGAGGGTCTTCACGTTCACGAATCAGTTGGTGCTGTAACAACAGATACTCTAGCAAATATTTCTTCAGGTACTATTACTTATAATAATGGTACTGCTGGAGTTGGGGCAACATTAACAACTGATGGTACTTTCACAGCAATAGACGGAGTAACGTTAACATCTGGTATTCGTATACTAGTTAAAAATGAAGCAAACACAGCACACAACGGTATATACACATTTACCAATAGTACTACTTTAACTCGCGCAACTGACTTCGACACTAGTGCTGAGATTCAAGGTGGTGACTTCTTGTTTGCTACTGGTGGCACTCTATACGATAACACAGGTTGGGTACAAGTAGAAACAGTAACTACTGTAGGAACAGATCCTATAGTATTCACGCAGTTCTCAGGTGCTGGTACTTATACAGCAGGCACAGGCTTAACACTTTCAGGTAGTGAATTTAGTATAAGCAACACAACTGTAACCGCAGCAAGTTACGGTAACGGCGATAGGGTAGCATCATTTACTGTTAATGCTCAAGGTCAATTAACAGCAGCTTCTGACGTTGTTATAGCAGCCAATGCTGCTAACTTAACTGGTACTACATTAAACTCAAGTATCGTAACTTCAAGTTTAACTAGTGTTGGTACACTTGGATCGCTAGCAGTTACAGGTAATGGTACATTTGGTAATGTCTATGCTAATAGCGGCACTATTGGTGCAAGTTTATTAACTGGAACTCTTACAACATCGGCACAACCAAACGTCACTAGCGTTGGTACACTATCATCACTAGCAGTAACAGCAAATATAACTGCTGGAAATATCTATGCTAACAGCGGTACTATTGGTGCCCTAACACTCACGGGTGAAGGTGGAAATATTAGTAACATTGCTGGAGGTAATGTAACCGGACAAGTAGCAAATGCTCTAGTCGCAGGTACAGTATATACTGCGGCTCAACCAAATATTACTAGTGTTGGTACACTATCATCACTAGCAGTAACCGGTAATGGTACATTTGGAAATGTCTATGCTAATAGTGGCACTATTGGTGCTGCTAACTTGACTGGAACATTAACTACAGCATCACAGCCAAATATAACTAGTGTTGGTACACTAACATCTTTAACATCATCAGGAAACGTAACTGCTGCAAACTTAATTGTAGGTAATACTTCTATTAGAACAGCACAAGTTACTACAACTACTACAGGTGCAAATCAAACTATAGCAACGTTTGCTTACAGTGGATTAGCAGCAGTAGAATATCTAGTTAAGGGTGTAGATTCTACAGGACAGAAATATAGCATAGCAACAGTTATTGCTGTAACAAATGGCACAACAGTTGATTTCGTGACATTTGGTACTGCTACACTAGGCGGAGCAACAGGTACACTTGCAGTAAACTTAGATGGAAGTAATATAGCATTGCAAGTAACTCCATCAAGTAGCAATAGCACAACTTGGACTACTCAGATTAGAGTGATGTAATGATCAATGAGTGCGGTATATTATATACTGCACTCATCTGCTCTAAATAACAACGATGAATCATTTCTTACAGGATTTCTCGTCCTTACTTCAGGACTGGCGAAATTTAAGGGATAACTTGCGGGATAAGGATCTTTCTACAATCGCAGTAGAAGTAGATCGCTTCTGGCAACAAGCACCTTTAGTTAACCATTATCTACATCCAGACTACATGCCACTCTGGCCCGACCCATGGCAATTAATATATGACAATAATTATTGTGTATATGCTAGGGCATTGGGTATAATTTACACGCTACTGCTCATGGGCACCAAAAACATTGCTTTAGTTGATGCTAAAGACGATAATAGTGAACAAGTGGTATTAGTCTTAGTTGATAACGCAAAATATATATTGAATTACTGGCCCAACACAGTATTAAATAATCATCTAAGCGACTTCGACATAATTAAAGAATATGATCTCTCACCACTTTATACAAAAATAGGGTAAATGATGAAAATTAATGTAATTAAAAGATCCGGAGAAAAAGAATTATTAACGATAGAAAAATGGCAAGCACAGATCGCTAAAGTATGTCAAGGTGTGTCTGATGTTAGTCAGTCTATGATAGAGATCAAAGCACAACCTCATTTTTATGATGGTATAACTACCAGAGAAATAGATGAAATTACATTAAGGGCTATAGTAGATTTGATAGATGTGGAAACTAATCCAGATGTGGGTAACACTAATTATCAATATGTAGCAGGCAAGCAAAGACTTTCTATGTTGCGTAAAGATGTTTATGGAGATTATCAACCACCTAGACTATATGACATCATTACCAAGAATGTAGAAAAGGGTCTATATACATCCGATTTATTGCAATGGTACGATGAAGAAGAATGGGATAAAATGGATCAGATCATTGACCATCAAAAAGACGAATCTTATTCTTATGCTGCCATTGAACAGTTAATAGAAAAGTATCTAGTAAGGAACCGCGCTACAAAACAGATATATGAAACTCCCCAGGTAAGATATATCGTAGCAGCAGCAACTGTATTTCATAACGAAGAACACAATCAGAGATTGAAGTTCATTAAAGAATACTATAACTGTGCTAGCGATGGTTTGTTCACTCTTGCTACTCCTGTTTTAGCAGGTCTTGGTACACCAACGAAACAATTTTCTAGTTGTGTATTAATTAGGTCAGATGATGACCTTGATAGTATTTTTGCTTCAGGAGAAATGATGGCAAAGTATGCTAGTAAGAGAGCAGGCATAGGTCTAGAAGTAGGAAGATTAAGACCATTGGGATCACCGATCAGGGGCGGAGAGATCATGCATACTGGTTTAATACCTTTCTTAAAGAAGTGGTTTGGTGATTTGCGTTCATGCTCTCAAGGTGGAATACGCAATGCTAGTGCTACAGTATTTTACCCCATATGGCACCATCAGTTTGATGACCTTATCGTTTTAAAGAACAATCAAGGTACAGAAGAAACTAGAGTGCGACACATGGATTATGGGGTAGTACTATCAGCATTCTTCTGGAGAAGGTTCAAAAACCGTGAAAATATCACATTTTTTGACCCCAACGAAGTTCCTGATTTATACGAAGCGTTCTATACAAATACTCAGAAGTTCGAAGAACTTTACTGCAAATATGAAAAACGTAAGGATTTGCGTAAAAAGACCATGAACGCTGAAGATGTATTCAAAGGCGGCATATTAAAAGAAAGAACAGATACAGGTCGTATCTATCTAGTGTTCATCGATAACGTGATGAATCAAGGCCCATTCGATCCTGAGTACCATACAATTTATCAGAGCAATCTGTGTTGCGAGATTCTACTCCCAACTAAGCCATTCAGGCGACTTGACGATGAAGCAGGCAGAATTGCTTTATGCACATTAGGATCTATTAATTGGGGCGCGTTCCGTAATCCTGAAGATATGCGTAGGGCTTGTCGCATACTACAACGTAGCCTATGTAACATTTTAGACTATCAAGATTTCTTGTCGGTGCAATCTAAGTTAAGTAATGATGAGATTCAACCACTAGGCATAGGTGTCACTAACTTAGCATACTGGCATGCTAAAAGAAATTTGATGTACGGTGATCCAGAAGCACTACAAGAAGTCAAGAGTTGGATGGAACATCAGGCTTATTATCTAACAGAAGCAACCATAGAATTAGCCAAAGTTCGAGGACCTTGTAAAGATAGCAGCAAAACTAGATATGGGCAAGGTATATTTCCTTGGGAGTTAAGATCATCTGGTGTTGATGAATTAACAGATTTCGAACCAGAGTTAGACTGGGAAACTCTGCGTAAAGACATTAAAGAATATGGTGTTAGAAATGCTACGCTAATGGCTATTGCTCCTGTAGAAAGTTCTAGCGTAGTGATTAATTCTACAAATGGCATAGAAATGCCTATGAGTTTAATTAGTGTTAAAGAAAGCAAAGCAGGTTCATTCACACAAGTAGTACCAGATTACCAGCGTTTAAAAAATAAGTATCAACTAATGTGGGAACAAACAGATTGTGCAGGATATCTAAAAACAGCAGCAGTATTAGCAGCATATGTAGATCAAAGTATATCTACTAACACGTTTTATAATCCAGCACATTTTCCCGATAGAAAAGTACCAACTACTTTGATAGCAAAAAACTTGATGCAAGCACATAAGTGGGGATTAAAAACATTCTATTATAGTTTGCTTAACAAAGCAGGGTCGAAAGTACAAGAAGAAAAAATAGAAAAACAAGAAGAAGAATTGCAAGACGATGATTGTGAGTCGTGTAAATTATAAGAGACACATAAATGAGATTAGGAATATTTGGAGACAGTTTCACTAATGATCGTAAGAATATTGATTGGTCGTGGACCAATCAATTTGCTGAAAAGTTAGGTACCACAGCAGAAAATTTCGGTTATCCTGCAACGTCTCTATTTTATTCTTATCAGCAATTTCTATTACACAAAGATAAATTTGATCTTATAGTATTTGTTGTTACAGAACCGCAAAGATATACTAGACCTGTAACAATAAATGGTGTTGAAGATTTTTATTGTAATATAGGAGACGTAGAAAACGCTCTCAAAAAATCAGACATAGACGATCTAGATAAAAGAGAACTTGAGCATTTGTTTGGTTGGTACTTCATGCAAGATAGAGATTTCATGATTACTAGTCAAGATTTATTATTGTCTCATATGGAAAGTATGCACGATAACATAATATTTTATCCTGCATTCTGTGATTCATTTACAGTGGCTAGAACAGGAAAATATGGATTACCATATAACTATTCTTTTTTTGATATGGTTTGTTTACAAACTAAGTTATTAGGTGCAACAACAGAACAAATATCTTCACATAAAGAACTTTCTACATTATCCAATCATTTGGCAAAAGAATTTAATGACTGTTTTGCAAATATACTGTATAATAAATATAGAAACAATTCATGGGATCTCATAGAGATCGAAAACATAACATTGAGCAAACCACGAGAATACTATTATGAGTAAACAACAGTATAACCTAAAAACTAAAACAGACTACACATCACGCAAGATGTTTTTAGACCCTGCGGGTCCAGTAACCATTCAACGATTTGAAGAGGTTAAATATAATAAGATTGCTAATTTTGAAACAACAGCCCGCGGGTTCTTTTGGGTACCAGAAGAAATATCATTGACTAAAGATGCTCAAGATCACAAAGAAGCCAGTGATGCGGTTAAGCATATCTTTACTAGTAACCTACTTAGACAAACTGCGTTAGATAGTTTACAGGGTAGGGGTCCTAGTCAAGTGTTCACGCCTGTTATATCACTACCTGAACTAGAAGCACTAGTGTATAATTGGACGTTCTTTGAAACTAATATTCATAGCCGCTCATATAGTCACATCATACGCAATATCTACAACGTGCCTAAAGAGATATTCAATACTATTCACGATACGCAAGAGATAGTAGATATGGCATCTAACATCGGTGATTATTATGATGCGCTACATCACTTAAATTGCAAAAGAGAATTGGGTCATAAGATAAATGAAAAAGATTACATCAAAGCGATATGGCTAGCGTTAAATGCTTCTTACGCCCTAGAAGCACTTAGATTTATGGTATCATTTGCTACATCGCTGGCAATGGTTGAAAATAAAATCTTTATAGGTAATGGAAATATTATAAGCCTTATACTTCAAGATGAATTGTTACATAAAGGCTGGACTGCTTGGATCATCAATCAGGTCGTGAAAGAAGATGATAGATTTGCAGAAGTTAAAGCAGAATGTGAAGACGAAGTGTACAAGATGTATATGGATGTGATCAGAGAAGAGAAAGAATGGGCAGACTATCTATTCAAGAAAGGACCGGTAATAGGACTTAATGCCGCTATCTTGAGAGACTTTGTAGATTATACAGCATTAAATGCCCTTAAAGACATAGGTATAAAGTACCAGCAACCCGCACCTAAAGTCACGCCTATTCCGTGGTTCAATAAACATAGTGAAACGGATAAAAAACAAACCGCGTTACAAGAAAACGAATCTACTAATTATGTTATTGGAATAATGACTGATAAATTAGATTACGAACAGCTACCTGACTTATAAATATAAAACAAGGAGAAAAATATGAAGGCACTAATATGGAGTAAGAGTTCCTGTCCCTTTTGTGTTAAGGCAAAAATGTTATTAGAACAGAAGGGTATAGAATACGAAGAAAGAATTATAGGAAGTGGCTGGACTAGAGAGCAACTACTAGAATCAGTACCCAATGCTAGAACAGTACCTCAAATTTTTCTTGACGGTAAATTAGTGGGCGGATACACAGACCTACGTGCTGTAATAGGATAAGAAACGAGTGCTAAAAAAGATTAGATTTTTCGGTGATAGTTGGTTCTGGAACTGGTATTATCCTGATATGAAATCTACTGCTATTAAGAAAGTCCTGTTGGAGCAGGGATTTCCGGCGATAGCAGCATATTTGAAGTATTTAGATATAGAACCAATATGTCATAATTTGCCAGGTAGAAACTTTGAGCAAACAGTAATAGATGTTCTTTCTACCGAAAATCATGATGATATCAAGTATAATGTGATATTTATAGCGTCTATTTTTCGTAGAAATCATCACAGACTTGACGTTACTAATTATACCAATTTTATAAAAGCATGGGACGCAATTCTGATATCAAGATTAACAGAATTACAAAATTGGGCCCAGAAAAATAATCAACAAATATTACTGTTAGGTGGACAAACTACCCTACATAAAAATTTATTTGAACAAGTTGAAAATAGAAAAAATCTTCATCTAGTAGCAGAGTGTATAATATCAAAATTAACTAATAGATTTAATACACATGGGTTTTTAAAATTAGCAACAGACGTAACAGATTATGTAGACACTACATGGCATCCAGAGTTAGTAGAACATATGCATAACGATATAACTGCTTTTGAAAATGATAATGATAAATTCTTATTCACCCTACCTGATCGAGGTCATTTAAACCCACACGGATCTCTTTTGGTATTAGATATGATATTATCTGAAATCGAACAGATAGAAAAATCACAAATAGGATAAACATATGAAAGACATTAAAGTTGGAGAGATATACACATTTAAGTTAACAAGTGGCGAAGAAGTTGTCGCTAAAGTTACTGAACTTCTAGAAAATAACTGGATTAGTATTACAAGTCCTGCTTCTATAATGATGATGCAGTCAGGTAATCCAGGAATGGGTCCTTCCTTGATAACTCAAGATATTACTGTTTCAGTCGCACTAAATACTAGTAACGTTGTAATGGTAGTTTTGACAGATGAGGCTATAAGAACTAAGTATATAGAAGCAACTACAGGACTTACATTACCCGACAAAAAAGTTTTATTAGGATAACTATGCACAAATTAAGTAGAAAAGGAGATAAAAATCAAAGGGGAGGAAAAATAGTTAGGGGCGCATCCACTGTATTTGCTAACAACATTCCAGTTGGTTTGCATGTAAGCCCTATCACTAAGCATCGTCCTGCTCCTGATATTCCTAAACACAAAAGAGCAAAAACTACTCAAGGTAGTCCAACTGTTTTTGCAGAAAATGCTCCGGTGCTTAGAGTTACTTCAGGTAATTCTTGCGGACATTCTATCATTCAAGGTAGCCCAAACGTTTTCGTACCATGAGTTCATTTGGAATTAATAACCCGCAGACCCTTAACACAGCCGCAGGTTTAATGGAGAATGAAGGATTGCAAATCAATCCTTTCGTTCAAGAATACTTTGGCTCTAGTAAAACTACAGAGAAATATACTCCGGGAAGGATCGCTAAAGAAACAGGTGTAGCCGATCTAGCAGCAGCATTACGCGCCGCTTGTGATAACGGTGAGCCGCGATACCTAACAGTAATGACAAATTGTACTATAACTAATACTGTAGAAAATACTATATTAAAAGTAGGTAAGTTAACTCAGGGTATCATACGACCTGGAATGGTTATCAGAGATGTATTAGATCCTACTAAACCTCGCTGGATCAAGCAAGGTCCATATGAAGAAACTGGATGTAATAATACTTGGATAATACGACAAGTATCAGAAGAATCAGGTGATGGTTCAGAGTGGATAATAAGTCAAGATCAGGCTGTATATGAATATCAAGTGATATGGAGCAGTCAGATCGCTTTACCACAAAGAGTAAATCCCTCAGGCACTATAGATAATATTACTATTATAGGAACTATGGAAGTTCTAGATGAGACTGGAAATGCTTTGCCTAGTTTTACTGTTAGCAATTCTACATATGATGCAATGATCAATATAGGTAAAGACATCATACCTGCGTTAGGTGCAGTTAATCCTCCTACATATAACATAGACGACCCTACAGGACAATGGAAAGGTCAGGCTAACGGAGGTTATGCTATAGAAGGACCTGTAGGTGAGGGTCAAGACGCTACTTGGTTACCATGGAATACTATCACAACAGTAACTGCTCCAGAAATGAAACCCGGCTTGTTCTATACTATTGATGATGTAGGCGATAGTGACTTCTTATTAGCAGGTGCGTTAGAAAATGCGGTAGGAGTTTCATTTGTTGCTACTAAGCCTGTTCCGGGCACTGGTATAGTTAGCGCAGTAACTCCCAACATAGCGATTACTCAATATGGTTTTTGGAGACTGTTTGCACTACAGGCTTGGAACATATTTAATTATGGCGGCGCGAGCCCAGACGCAGAAAGTCCCGACTACAAAAATTTCTTGTCAACTATGACAGAAGCACAAGGATTTATAGTACAAAATAATCCTACATTGATATCAATGGAAAATTCTAAGACCTTCTTAGAAGGTACTTTTAGTAACATGAATGATTTAATGACTGGAGATTTGTCAGGAGTCAGTTTAGCATTTCAAGAACTTGGACAAGACTTAATTAATATGGGCAAAGGTATTAATTGGAGTAAAATTGATTCTTTTGGACTACCTTCTAATCTCTTATTAACACTGGCAGAGAATGCGGCATTGACTCAAGAACTAAGTTTATGTATGCTGGCTACTGGCTTAACTCATAGCGAAATAGAAGGTATTATAACTACGGGCAAAGCAACAAAAGAACAAGAACAAAAATTATTTGCATCTTTTAATGCTATTCGCGGGGTTCCGTTGCAACAATCATTGGTACCTTTAGATTGCGTTAATCCTGAAATTCAAACTCTAGCAGACATGTTAGATGTCTCTAAAGTATTTCCTTTATCAAAAGATACACTAACTGTTCCTGTGTATAATTCAGGACCAGCGCCAACTAATTCTAAAACTTATTATTTCATCTACTCAGGTGAACAGGTTAATACTCAACTTTCTAGTCCAGCAGTAGTTGATAACATAGGTTATCAGAATCCTGGCACAGAACCAGTTGAACCAGAACCTGAATATAATTTTGCTCCTATCATTGAAGAAATAATAAATGATCCCGGAGTCATACCCGGAACAGATGGAATTGGTGGAGTAAC